ACTTGGTCTGCGTCAGTTGGGGAAGAGAGGTGTAGTTGTAGTAAGTTCCTTGATATTCTCTACGAAGAGGAAAAAGTATATAGTTAAAGGTATACACATTCCCACCCCATTGTCCGCCATTAAAACCGCTACTAGTGTTTGGAACTCCACGATAGGTATAACTTACTCCATTTTCGGTAATAGTTACTGATCTAGGAGCATTTGCATAACTTGTAGAACTACCAACATTGGTATATTTAAGCGTACCGTTATAATATATCTCAACATAACCACTATCGGGCCATCCTTGAAACCACAAAGCAGTGTAAGTATAGTTTCCAGAAGAACCGGATCTTGTATAAAAACGTCCTTGAACTAAATTAAGTGTACCCGATTGCCAAGCATAATAAGTTGTATATTGATTAAATTGATAGACATTAAAAACATTATTATCAATAGTTACATTACTACTTTGAAGAGTAAATTTACTTGAGTCAAAACTTGAAGGAATCCAGCTTTCAAAAAGATCAGTTGTACTTATCCAGCTACTATGATCGTAGTGGGAATAGGTAGTATTAAGAGTGTTCCAGTTTTGTTCATTTGACGCTAAACCCGTAGTCTTGTCTGTTACATACCCATAAAAAGTAGCAGTATCTCTAAACCAACCCCAAGAAATTTCAGTTGCAGTTGTCAAATTTAGAGTACCACTTTGACTTGGCTCATATAATGTAGTTGTGCCAGTAGTAGGAGTACCTTGATAGATCGGAGAGTTTGCAACACTAGTGTCTCTGCCATAAAGGTTAGAGACTCCTGCTCCGTAACGAAACCAAGTGTAGTAGTCATTTCCGCTAGAATCCTGCCCATGTATATTTCCAAATGTTAGAAACACACCGTTCCGATCCCAACTACCATCAGACTGAACGCCAAAGTCATTTCGATTGGAAGTAGTCACTCCAACATTGTTGGTAGTAACAATCGAATCGTTTGACCGTGTATAGAAATATCCAGATGTCTCTCCAGTAAAAGGATCTCCTAATCCAGCTACTTGATAGCTACTAGATGTTTCGGGATTACTGCTGGTTCCTCCAATATAGTAGTTTGTACTGGAGCCAGACTTGCGGTAAATCGTGCGTCCTCCTGCAGATGCTTCTTCAGTTCCATACTGCGTATAAAGACCACTCCATTCCGTATAGTTGATATAAGTCCAGCTAGTTGTGTCGGATGCACCTGTAGTAACGATCCCTGTTTCTCCAGCAGGGGGTGGTGGGTCAAACTCGTCTATAGCAGGGACGATTGCGGTGTTCCATGACGGATCGGTCAGGGTAACTGCGGCAGCAGATGGTGGGTTGAAGGTCAACGTCTGAGCAGTGGTTCCCCCATCTAAATAACGAATGGTCTGCCCACTGTGGTCAGTCGAAGCAACCAGAACAAGATTGTCATTGCTGTCATACTTGACCTTTGCTCCCATTGCCACATAGAGATCCCTGTTCCAAACTGCAAAATCACTAGCATATTCAATGTAGCTATTCGTGTCCGATGGGTAGATGCTAACCCATCGGGCGTTTGCTGTACCATCACCCGGATCATACAGGAATGACCCGTTTGCCTTGTTAGCAGAATTGAAGTTCTTTCGACCCTCTAACCGGACTGTCGCAAAATCAAGATCCTCTGCATCCTGACCTTGCGAATCTCCGATCATGTGTGGAGATACCTTTTCGTTGATACCTCCTCGAAAGTCTACTAGACGTTGTTTTGCCATCTATTTCTTTTTCGCAGTCTTTTTAGCGTTAATAAAATCCTGCTTGGTCGGTGCGCCTTTTTGTCCAGCTTTTCGCATAGGCTTTCCAGCTTTGCGTTTCGCATGGATGTTAGCGTAGAGTCCTTTTTTCATTTGCGACCTGCCTTCTTCATGCACTTGCCCATAGCCTTGCATTTAGCAGGAGCAGGACAGGTAGCACAAGGTTTGAAGGCTTTGTTCATTCCGCCTTTTTTGCCGCTAGTCATTGGTTTCTTTTTACCGTACATCATTTTAGTAACTCCAAAGTGCTGGTTCTGAGCGATGGTCAACGTGAATAAAACGACTATTGAAGTCTCCTTTCTGAGAGATTCCAATTCCTTTAAAGCCTAAATCTATGGCTAACTTGATCAGCTTGTGTGCGTCTGCTCCGTATACCTGAAAGTCCAGTGCTTCTCCTTTCGCATGGTATCCTGTGGATTTTCCTCGTTCGGTTTTGACACGTTCCACGGGGTGGTCGGGACTGCGAAAACCGGAGGTGACTCGTAACGGTTTGCCGAAAGCAATTCGCAACTCTTCAATCCGTGCTAAAAATTCGGGGTTCATTTCGCACATGCCCGAATACTTGCACTCCAATTCTTTACGACTGAAATGTTCCGAGGAATTAACTGTTGTCATTTGCTCGACTCCGTTTCCGGTAAGATTTAAGGGCTTTAATTCCCAGTACGAGTAGGACGGGTGCACCAAACAGTGCTGCAAGTCCTTCTGCTGCTCCTGTGTCCAGTAAGAGGTCAAGAGTATCAAGAGCCAGATCGTCAGAATTAGCAGTGCTAACTGTGCTAACCAGTTCATCGGTAACTGTTTCGATCACAACATTTTCTGTTTGCGTTGATACGGAGTCTACGACTTGCTCGACCACAGTCTTCATTAGATCGTCCATAGATTAACTCGACTTGATAACGTTTAAGCAAATCCGTGCGTACTCTTCACCAAAGGCTGTTCGGTCTTCCTGTGTCATGTTGACTACTTCAGGCTGAGTAAAGTTATGACGGTAGTTATCAATCATGCAGCTACAATTTTGAATAGACATCTGCAGTGCTAACTGATTAGGTAGTCCTTGATTCAGGTAATCCCATTTCAGTTGCTCGGAACACTGATAGACCCATTGAAGTAGAAAGATCGTCTGATATTCATTTGACTCTTCATGTGCTGGTGCGATTGGAGGCATCACACAAGTAGAGAGTACAAAGAGAAAAGTCAGTAAGTATTTCATATTGTTCACCATTTGACCTTATCCGCCCAGTAAGCCGCAGACATTTTGCCTTTGGCAATATTCTTGGCATGACGGGCTTTGAATGATTTACGTTTTGCTTTCATACGATCAGATTCACCAGCCTTCGGCTTTCCTGCAGTCGAAGCACCTTTTTCTCCAAAGCGAATGACTTTCTCCTTACCGTTAGCGCAAGCCTTGACGATATGAGACTTCTTAGGATGAGAAGGAGTCCGCTTTGGGCTGTTGCACTTCATTGCTGATTTATTGACTCTTGCTGCCATAGTTATCTCTTGCTTTCTAAACTGCTCTTTAATTCGCTTATTGCGACTGTCATGTTTTTTAGCGTTTCATTAACAGACTGTAAAACTGAGAGTAACTGTGCGTTGCTCGTAGCTTGCAACTCCCGGAGTGCCTTGTCTGCTTCGGTATCTTTGGAGATCCATAACTCCTCTCGAATTCTGTGAGTATCTGTCAAGTATTTTATGTACCAGAAGGAACACAAGAGTGCTGCCATTGTGCCTCCTAACGAGGAAAGCATTTCTACAAAGGAAGCTTCTATTGGCATAATTATACTCGGCTGGGGTTTCTAGTGCTTCAAGTAGCCCTAATTAAATAAATTGATACATGAGTTTCAATAGATCTTACAGCATCCTGTGCTGGTGGCCCTGCTAGTGTGTAAAAATTAATCAAATCATCAGCAGAAAATTCTTTAACTAAACTGACGTAAAGATTACCATAATCGGATTCAGTTGAATCTGCTTGAGCAATTTGATCAAGAGCCGAAGCTAAAACATTAGTGGATTCTGAGGTACTTCCTAATCCTCTGATTGCTCCGTAAACGTTTCTACTTGAGTTAGTGGTAACGTGACGGAATGTTGCACTAAAACCTACAAAATAAATTCCTTTTTTTGTAAATTTAAAATCATAATTACTAGAAGATCCGACATCAAAACCAGCATTAGATAACGAATCTACCCAACTAAAGTAAGGGTTTGTTGTACCAGCAACAAAGAGCATACTACCACTCGTTTGTGCGGAATCAGTAGCTATTTTCCCTTGAATAAAATATTTTTTATTACCAAATGTTTGGTTGACATTATCAAGCGTCACCACCCCACCACTCTCACTCAGCACATTATTGCCAGCACTATCTGTAAGCACTACATCACTTGTCGATCCTAGTTGAATCTTTGCAACGTTCGTATCTGTGTCATGCGTAGCTAGAGTTTTGCTACCTATTTTCAGTGTTCCGCTCATTAGTTTTCCGGTGGTGTAGGCCAGTTAACGCCTGTTAGTTGTCCGTTTTCATCCAATGCAGGAGTTGAGTTTGCTGGTAGATCCCGAAGTGCTTGGCAGTAGTCAATCCATGCTTGGGATGGGGTTAGGTCACTGCGGAAGCGCCAATCTGTTTGGGCTAAAAGTTGGGTGCGTTGTTGTCGCAACCTATCCATCAACTCTTCTGTACTGATAGTTGGATTACTAAACGTGCCATCTGCATTTTGAGTCATTCCGCAACAAACACTGTCCGGCACATGAATTAAAGTTTCATCGACTTCGTATGTTTTAAAAACTACTATATTATTTTCAATTTTAACGTAGGCCATAGTTATTTAAGTTTTGTAATTTTGACGATAGTGTAAATTTCAACGGTTGAAAATCCAGAGACGGTACCAAGCCCATTACTTGTTTTAGTGCTACTAGCTTGATGTTGAATTTTGTAAATATTATTTCCAGTAATTGTATGAAGAAATGAGCCTATGCTAGTGTTAGTAGTAGCATCGTTTGGGTCTGTCAGAGCCGTACTGCCAATAGCTAAGGCTGACGTTCCCGTAACATCATACAATCGGCTTTTGTGTCCATTTACACGGTATGCAGGACAACTCCATTCAATAAAATAAGTTCCAGCACCTAACGTAAATTGATTACTACTTATCGAAACTATTGAGTCTGGATCACTAATTTCTGTGTTTAAATCTCGGTCACGCCAATCTCCTGATGTAAAATCACCAGAACTGGTTCCACTCGGTTTTTCATCCACGATAACAGCTACTGAAATAGCGTTACCCGTTCCTCCAGCAGGAAACACAACACCACTATCCAACGTCAGTGTACTCGGTGATTCAGTATGGGTTGCGAGGGTTACTCCTCCGACTTGTAGTGTTCCACTCATTGAGGTTTCTCAGGCCATGTAATGTTTGTCAATTGTCCGTTTTCATCTAAAGAAGGTGTCTGAGTATTTGGTAAATCTCTAAGGGCTTGTCGATAAACTCTCCATTCTTCGGACATCGTAACATCAGAGTTTGCCATCCAATCGCTTTGTTGAAGGAGTTGGTTGCGTTGTTGACGCAAATCAGCCATTTTGCGTTCGTATGCTTGATCATTCCAAGTTTTATTTTTTAATTCTACCTGTGCAATTTCTTCATCTGTAAGTGGTATAATCTTTCCATTTAACGACTTAGTCATTTAATTCCGTACAAACTTAAGTTGTGTTTGGCGATGTTCCCCTGTGAAAAGGAAAGTTTTAAAAGATTAACTGCTGTTTTAGCGTGATTCACACGTCCTGATGTCCACCAAGCATACTGTAAACTATTGTGTTTACCAGAAATCCATCCTTTAACATCAAAATAGTTATAATTCGTGTCCTGACTTCCAAAAATGCTTATTTCTACAGATTGACCAATGTCAGCATCATTTCCCAAATTTGTTCCTAAAGATAATCCGTCTGTTGTTTCGCTATTTCCTTCTGGGCCAGTTGCACTGCCCCCAATTAGACTATATATTTTTGCAGTTGCTACATCACGAAACGATGATCCATTATCCGTACTAAATGCTAAATTAAGACTGACAGAATCAGTTGCAGGTATGATTTTGTGAATGCGTAATATATAATGCTTGTATGTGCTGGTAATTACGGTGTTGTCAAATTCAACACTGGCTACTGCTGATGTATTTTCTGATGACGAAAGTAAAATTGGATGCCCAGCAGGGAACCCTGCACCAGTAGTTACTACCTGAGCATTCTCAGAGAATACCTCGACCCCATTCATTTGAAATGATGCGTTGCTCATACTACGTTTAGCGTTCCAGTTACGTTAATTGTGCCTGAGAAATTTGCGACACCATGTGCTATCGTCAGGTATCCGTAAACATTTGTCGTTCCTGCCAATTCCGTGTCTCCAAAGAATGCTACATTCTGTCCTGTTGGAACCGTTACATCGTCTGAAACTGTGCTATAGTGCGACACCCGATCATGCGACACCAAAACTGCACTTCGACTGACTACCGTTACCACATCTCCATTTGCAAGCGCACTCGCAAAGGTAATGACTCCTGTTGCTGCATTGATGCTTGTGATGTCTGGGGAACCACCTGTAGTCGTAAGTTTGACTCCATTCAGAAAGACATGAGTGTTTGTAGCATTTAACGGATAAGAGAACGTGACAGTTGTTGGTGTACCAGAGATGGTAAACTCTTCAATGTACTCACCTAGTTCTGTCTGTCTCTTCGTAATGTCTCTGCGACCTGTGACAACTACGATGTCTCCATTGACTGCCGCATTGGTAAGCGTGATCGTTGCTGCATCAGAATCCAGAGAGTAATCATCTTTACTAAGCAGAACCCCATTTCGATAGACTTCCAAAAACTCAGAGTTTGTGTTGGTGACGAATCCAGAGGTATTGAAAACCGTCTGTGTACTCGTAACCGCAAACTCCTCTCGGAATTCACTTGTATTTAGTACCGGTTGGTTGCCTATGTATGACATTAAGGTTGCTCCTCCGGTTCATCTGCTGGTAGTGGTTCGTTGCCTTCGGCTAACCATTTCAAGTATGCTTGGTAGTCTATGTTGGCTGGGTCGAATGGGATGAAGGCGTTGTCGGACAGGCGTTTGATGGCCTGTGCGTGTTGACCATATAAATCAGGTAATTGTTGATACATGATTAAAGCTCTGCAGATATTGTTAGTGTTCCACTTCCTGTTCGATTTAAAGCCGCTTGACCAGCCACAAGCCCTGATGCAACCGTTATTTGTATTTCAGTTGAATTTGGAGTGGAAGAATATACTGCAAAATTGGTAGATGTTAATGCTACTCCATTACCAGCAGTTGTTTGAAATGTAGACACACTACTTGGAATAACCGTAGGAGTGGAACGCATTGTATTCCCAAATATCATTGATCCAGATGTTGCGGTTGTCGCATAAGAAAGTGCTGTACACAAAGTTGTTGAAGGTCCATAAACACGACAATACCGCTGACACAAACTCAACTCAGTCCCATAGGGCCGATGCTCGAATGGGGTTGCGACTGTGCCTTCTTCCACTTGGACTTTATCTAGATTTGCTAGTGTTCCATCGAATCTTATCCACAAATGCTTGCTGTATTCTGTGCCTTCATCCACCGTAAATGTTCCACCATTGGAAACGCTTGTGAATCCCGTGGTAGCATCTGGACCATTACCAGCAGTTGTGTCTGTAGAAACCTTCCACGCAGCATTGATCCCAGCACCTACCCAACTAATAACATACGTCCCATTGTTGACGTTTTTGTCTTCAATGCCTTGATATAAATAAGTTGTACCATCGTAGTACCAACGATCATAAGTATACCCTGTTGACGCAGTTATGGATGCAGCACTACGTTGGTTAATTGGGTTACTGAGATTGCCATTAGTAATCCGATTACGGAAACTCGGAAAGCTACTGGCGTAGGATGCTAATTCTGCTGCGGTGGTCATGCAACTTCCTGTGCTGCTAGATGTGCGGTGTAAGCATCTCTGATTTCCTGTGTATGAACTGCTGCTGCCACTGCTTGAACTTTCGGATCTTTGTCGGTTGTGTCATCCAGTGGAGAAACTACATAGCGATGATAAGACTGTGAAATTACTTGTCCGTCTTCCAGCACTTGAATTGCTTCTCTGACTTGAACGTGGTTAAACTGTCCAACTATTTCAATTTTATCGGTTACTGTTTGTTTTGTAAGTGCCATAATCTAACCTGCAATTAAGTTGAGGATCTATATGTTGCGGAAAAGCGCACTGCAAAAGGTGAAGCAAAATTAGAACTATTCATATCAGCCCGAGAAAGTCCAGATTTGTTGTCTTCAAAATATGCTGTTGTGGTACTATCAATAGGTTCTAACGTCACATATCCAGTGAATGTTATTCCTGATTGGCAATTGACGGGATCTGCTCCACCCCTAGCAGAGTTATTGAACACAGTAAACGGTAAATTATTAATAATAAACGAACCTGTGGCACTTGAGTAGGTGGCACTTATATAAGCATGAACTGTAACTAGAGTTCCTACTTTTACATATACCCCGAATGACCCAGACGGGTAAGCAAACGTAGCACCTGAAAATGCTGGTGTCCAAGTCCCTTCTTCATAGTCATCCAAAACTCCACTAGTAACTGTCCCAGACCCATCTGTACCTGTTCCAAAATTAACTCCTCCACTCGGAACAACGATCTCACTGTTGGAATTGATTGTGTTTGCTAATGTTCGTGCATTACTCATAAGTAGGCCACGTTACGTTGGTTAGATTGCCTTGATCGTCTAGTTGTGGATTTGCTGTCTCTGGTAGATCTCGTAGGGCTTGTCGGTAGTCGATTTGTGCTTGTGTCATTGTTCTGTCTGCTACTGCCATCCAATCGGATTGTGCTAGTAGTTGGTTGCGTTGTTGACGGAGTAAGCGTAGTGGTTTTTCAT